AAAAGCGCCATCGCCAAAAAGTCGGAGCCTAAGAAGGACGCGGGCAAGAAGGCTGCAACGCCAGTGAATCCGCCTGAAAAGGCTTCATCCACATTGTCGAAGTGGCTGCATTGATGGCGACCTATTGCATCATCCCCCTTCTGGCCTCTACCACGGACCAGACGCTCACGGTCGATCTGGACGGCGTGTCGTATATCTTGCGCATTTTGTGGAATGAGCGCGGCGGGTATTTCGCGCTTAGCGTGTCCGGTGCGGATGATGTGGCGCTTTTGACAAATATCAAAATGGTCAAAAACTTTCCGCTAATCGGGCGATTTGCCAACCCCGGCTTGCCTGTTGGCGACCTGTATCTAATGCAGGAAAGCGGCACCGCTGACGCGCCGGGATATGATGATCTAAGCGGAGCGTTCCAGCTTTATTATATCACGCCCGACATTACGCTAGAATCCGCGCCGCTGCTAGACGAGCCTGATGCGCCAAAGCTGGGCAGCGTTTGGGACGCGGGCGAAACAGTCTTTGATGCTGGCGCGGGGTGGGATGCTTAGCCATGCTATTTGATCGCGTTGTATCATTGCAGATTGGCGAAAGCGGCGGCGTGGGTGATGAACTGGCCGGGCTTCGCATCGCGTTTGAGATTAAAAAAGGCGCAACCTCCACGCCTAACAAATCCACCGTCAAGATTTATAATATGGCCCCATCTACGCGGGCGCGTGTCGAGACGGTGGGCGGCGCGGTTGTCCTAAAGGCAGGCTATGCGCAGGACGCGGGCCTAGTGACAATCTTTGTCGGCACAATAACCCGCGCCACCACAACGCGCGAGGGTCCGGATTGGATCACCGAAATTGAGTTGCAGGACGGTTATTTCGAATATCGTGATGCGAAGGTTAGCGTGTCCCATCCGTCCGGGGCCACGGTTGGGCGGGTCATTGCCGATATGGCTGGGCGCTTTGGGCTAACTGTGCGGGCCTTGCCGACCATTCCGGATAAGCAATACCCGACCGGGTTCGCCTATGCTGGGCGGGTGCGTGACGGACTTACGCGGGCTTGCGAATATGCGGGGCTTGAGTGGTCTATTCAGAATAACGAATTGCAGCTTGTCGCCAAGGGCAGCGCTTACCGAAAGCAGGCCTATGTCCTGTCGCCTGATACGGGTTTGATTGGTTCGCCAGAGCCAGAGTGCAAAACCATGAGCGACAAAAAGGCAAGCGCGGCGGGCGTCAAGGCTAACGATGCTGGCGTAAGCGTCAAGGTCAAGGCCGGGAAAGCCTCACACAAGCTAAAGTCTGGCAAAATGAGCAAGGCGGGCAAGGGTTCTACCTCGCTTAAGGTGCAGGGCTACAAGGTCAAAACGCTGTTGCAGCCCGCAATTGAGCCGGGCGGCTATGTGCAAATCAAGTCGAAGCAGATTGACGGCGAGTTTTTACGAGTGGAAAGCCTAGAGCATAGCGGCGATACGCATGGGCCGGATTGGCTCACGGAATTGGTGTTGAGAGAGACGAATGGCTGAAGCATCGGGCGATACGATCACGGCGCTAACCGGCATGATGGATGCGAGGTTGGCCGAGGTGAACACGTGCATCAAAGGCGTTATCGCCTCCTATGCCGATGGCTTCGCCAATGTGACGCCCAAGGGTTCGCGCCGGTTTTCTGATGGCGATGTTGTCGTAATGCCGATGATCTATAAAGTGCCGATTGTATGGCCTGCCTTCGCTGGCGGACGGGCTGGGGTGAAAGGCCCGGTCGCGGCTGGTGATGAATGCTTACTGGTGTTTTCGCAACAGGCAGCGGACGACACGGACGATATGCGCCAGTTCGATCTGACGGACGCCTACGCCATCCTTTGCGCGCCGGGCAACGCCGGGCCGGGGAATGACGCGCTAACCGTGTTTTACGGCGATGCGTCTATTTCGATTAGCGCGGCGGGCGGGGTGGAGATTATCGCGCCGGGTGGGCTAACCATCAATGGCGCGGTGACGCAGACGGGCGGCGATATGACAAGTAACGGCATCGTGGCCGCCACGCACATCCATACCAAGGTGCAGGCTGGCGCGGCAAAGAGCGGCCCACCTGACGGCTAAGGTTGCAAATTGGCACGTTTCTTGCTAATGTCCGCACATGCTGGATTTTGCCCTAAACGCCAATGGTGATCTTGACCTAAGCCAAGGCGGCTTGGCCTTGATTGACGGCGCGGCGCGGGTGGCGCAGCAAGTGCAATTAAAACTGCGGCTTTGGCAAGGCGAGTGGTTTTTAGATACAAGTTTTGGCACTCCCTACCTGCAATCAATCTTAGGCAAGAGCCTAACCCTGTCGGGCGCGCTGGCAGCATTGCGCAGGTCGGTGCTAGAGGTGGACGGCGTGACGGCCATCACAAGCCTATCATATGATTATCAGGCATCGCAGCGTAGCCTGTTGGTGGCTCTGGTGCTGCAAACCGAGGAAGGCTTAGTGGAGGTGGCCGCATGAGCCTGACAATAACCGGCTTTGACCGGCCAAGCCTTATCGCGATCAAGGCGGATCTTGACGCCAAGCTAACGGCTGTTCTCGGCCCTATCAATACTGCGCCGGACAGCGTGACTGGGCAGACGATTGGCATTGTGTCGGCGGCGCTTGATGATGTGTGGGAGGCCGCACAAGCCGTCTATGATAGCAGTTATCCGGCTACGGCGACCGGGACGGCGCTAGACGGGGCTGTGTCTTATATCGGGATTGGCCGCAAGAGCGCCGCCCCCACTACCGCCACAGCGATTATATTGGGTTCGGAATCCACCTATATCGAGGTCGGCTCGATTTGCACCGCATTGGATGGGCGAAAGTATACCACAGATTATGCCGTCACGATTGGCCGCGCTCGAACGGGTTATGCCGAAATAACCATCAACACGGTTGAGGTTGGCGCATTTTATCAGGTCATTGCTGGGGGCGTCTCGCTATCATACGAGGCTGTTTCTGGCGATGATGCGGCTGCGATTGTTTTGGGCTTGGTCGCGCTGTTCGATGCTGGCGATTTTAGCGCCACGGCGGTGGGTGATACGCTGCGGCTATATCGCGCCGATGGCCAGTCTGGCTTTACGCTTACGGTCGGTAGCCGCCTGACAATCGCTAAGCTGGGAACGCCGGTGGCGGTCACTTGCGCGGAATTAGGCGCTAACGAATTGCCCGCCGGTGCGCTGTCGCAAATGGAGACGGTGATTGTTGGCGTGGATGGGATTACCAATCTAGTCGCGGGTGCGGCTGGGCGTGATTACGAAAGCGATGAGGCTTTGCGCCTGCGCTTTTATCAAAGCGCCGATGTGATCGGATCGGCTACGGTTAAGGCTATTCGCGCCCGCATTTTGGATGAAGTGGCCGGGGCGTCTTATGCCCAAGTTTACGAAAATCGCCGCGCTTATACGGTGGACGGAATCCCGCCTAATTCGATTGAGGTCGTGGCATCGGGTGGGGCTGACAGCGATCTGGCGGCCAAAATCTATGAGGTGAAGCCTGCGGGCATTGAAACCTACGGGACAGATTCGGCGGTTGTGACGGACGACAATGGTGATGGGCAAACCGTCTATTGGTCGCGGCCCATCCCGCAATACGCATGGGTGCGCGTGACCGTCAATGCGTTAGACACCGAAGAGGCTTTGCAGCCCGCCTATATCGCATCCATCAAGGCTGCGGTGCTAGCGGTCGGCGCGGCTATCGACATTGGCAAGGATGTGATCACGCAGCGCTTTTTCGGCCCTATTTATGCCGCCACGCCGGGGCTTGGATCAATCACTATCGAAGCCGCCGTAACGGCCAGCCCCATCGGCGCACCTAGCTATTCGACTGCCAACATCGTTATTGCCCGTGGTTATCATGCGCTATTCGATCTGGCGCGCATTGCGGTTGTGCCGTTGTGAGTTTGGATTATTCATCCATCGCCAAGGGGCGGCTTACTCATGCGCTAGCCAACAAGCCGCTAGTCGCGGCCATGGTGGGCGCGCTGGTGGAGCCGCTGGCCGGGATTGAGAATGACCTTGACGCCATCGGCGCGGGGCGGTGGGTTGATAGCGCAGTCGGTGCGCAACTGGACGGATGTGGCACGATTGCAAGCGTTGCCCGCGCTGGGCGGGATGATGAGGCTTACAGGGCCGCGATAAAGTTTCAAATTGCTATCACCCGCGCAGGCCCTACGCCCCCCGCCATAACGGCGGCGCTAAAATACCTGACTGGCCCGCGTGATGCGCAATATTACGAGGCGCGGCCCGCAACGCTGGTTTTGTTTACCGATGGCATGGCGATCCCGGACGGCATACAGTCCACCATGCAGGCTATTAGCCCGGCTGGCGTGGCGAATGTGCCTGTGCTAGTGTCATATGGGCAAAAGCCGTTCCGCTTTTCTCGGACCCCTGCCAACCGCGATCTAGCCGTGACAGGTGGTTATCTATCCACCAGCGCGGGCGATTTGAAAGTTTCTGGCGGGGCGCTGGATTCTAGCGCCTCCACACTGGGCGGGCTATCTCCTGCGGAATTGTGGATTGGCGGCGCTCCCCTTGCCATCGGCGGCGCGGTCTATGCGCTAG